TAAATAGTAGACGCACCAAAACTTGGGGTAGTGGATTGTGTCCAAGTATCACCATCGGAGCTATAACCTATTTTTCCTGAACTACCTACCGCTACGTATAGACCGTTTCCGTAAGTGACACCGAGAACAATAGACGTAGCAAAACTGGGGGTAGTAGCTTGAGTCCATACACTAATATCGCCAATCCACCCATCTTCACTGACACCATTATTATCAGTAACAAACGTCCCCCCGCCTATCTGCTGAGTGGTATCTGCACCGTCTGTTAGATTCGTGCTATTGAATGCTTTGGCAAGAGACGAACTGGTTGTGATGTTAGTCCATACAGGGTTGGGTGATGAACCTATTTTTCCTGATTGACCTACAGCTACATATAATCCGTTACCGTAAGTAACACCGTAAACATCATCCGAACCAAAACTAGGAGTAGTAGCCTGTGTCCACACATCACCATCAGTGCTGTAAGCTATCTTTCCTGAAAGACTTACAGCTACATATAGCCCATTACTGTAAGTAACACCGCGAATAGTATCCGTACCAAAACTAGGTGTAGTGGCTTGCGTCCAAGCATCTCCGTCGGTGCTATAGCCTATTGTTCCTGAGCCACCTACCGCTACATATAAACCATTACCGTAAGTAACACCTCGAATAGCAGTCGTACTAAAACTAGGGGTGGCAGCTTGAGTCCAAGCGTCGCCATCAGTGCTATAAGCTATTTTTCCTGAAAGACCTACTGCTACGTATAAGCCATTACCGTATGTGACACCGTAAATAGCAGTTGTAGCAAAACTGGGAGTAGTGGCTTGGGTCCACGTATCTCCGTCGGTGCTATAAGCTATTTTTCCTGAAGCATCTACTGCCACGAATAGTCCATTACCGTAAGTGACACCGTAAATAGCAGTCGTACCAAAACTAGGGGTAGCGGCTTGTGTCCATGTATCCCCATTAGAGCTATAAGCTATTTTTCCTGAAGCACCTGCAGCTACGAATAGTCCGTTACCGTAAGTAACACCGTAAACACCAGACGTACTAAAACTTGGTGTAGCTGCTTGTGTCCACGTATCTCCGTCGGTGCTGTAACCTATTTTTCCTGCAGTACTTACCGCTACGTATAATCCGTTGCCGTAAGTAACACCGTAAATAGTAACCCCAGAAAAACTGGGGGTAGCAGCTTGAGTCCATGTAGCAGGGTCTTGATCAATCCCCACTTCAAGTTGAGGCGCAATGCTGCTTCCCTCATCCCCTAAATTTTGTACCAGAAAACGTAGTCGCTTTTGAACGTTCCCCGCACCGATATTTAATGTTAGAGCCGCATCTGCACTGGCTATTTTTCCTGTGTCACCTACAGCTACGTATAATCCATTAGCGTAAGTAACACCGCGAACAATAGTCGTACCAAAACTTGGGGTAGTGGCTTGTGTCCAACTATCCCCGTCTGAGCTATAAGCAATCTTTCCTGAAGCACCTACTGCTACATATAAGCCATTACTGTAAGTAACACCATAAATAGAAGTCGTACTAAAGCTAGGCGTTGTAGCTTGTGTCCATGCATCTCCGTCTGTGCTGTAAGCAATCTTGCCTGTGAAACCTACTGCTACATATAATCCATTGCCATAAGTGACACCTAAAACAGTAGTCCCACCAAAGCTGGGGGTAGCAGCTTGTGTCCATGTATCTCCATCTGAGCTATAAGCGATTTTTCCTGAAAGACCTACTGCTACAAATAATCCATTACCATAAGTGACACCGCGAATAGTATCCGTACCAAAACTTGGGGTGGTGGATTGAGTCCAACTATCCCCGTCTGAGCTATAAGCAATCTTTCCTGAAGCACCTACGGCTACATATAATCCGTTACCGTAAGTAACACCGTAAATAGTAGTCGTACTAAAGCTAGGCGTTGTAGCTTGTGTCCATGTATCTCCATCTGTGCTATAAGCGATTTTTCCTGAAAAAGCTACTGCTACATATAACCCGTTGCCGTAAGTGACACCGTTAATAGCAGTCGTGCTAAAACTTGGGGTGGCAGCTTGTGTCCAAGCGTCGCCATCAGTGCTATAAGCTATTTTTCCAGCGAAGGATACTGCTACATACAGTCCATTGCCGTAAGTGACACCTTGAATATGATCTGTACCAAAGCTGGGGGTAGCAGCTTGCGTCCACACGTCTGGAATATCGCCAGTTATAAAAGTTGCTGCGCTCTCCGTTCCATCGTCATCACGCCAGTGGAAATCTGCCTGATCGTAAAATGCTGGAGTGAGTACCGAGTAATCAATTTCCAGTTCAAAGGCATCAATGTCGATGTAGAAACCATCACCACCTTTGGTCCTGCTGTAAGCAGTCTGGTCGAGCGTTACTGTAGCCGCATCGTATTCTGCTTTGGTAAAACCAGTGCCTACTGCAATCGTGCGATTTGCGAATCCCGCATTGTTGTCCGTGGTTGCAACCCAGTTTATGTCGTAGGTACTGCCCCCAACGGACAGGCGAAATTGCCACGTTCCTGTATCATCATTATTGGCAGGACAAACCAACCGCGCCCGTACCCGAAACGTGGCTGAACTAACAGAAGTCGGTGTTTCTGTTAAATCGGTAAGTGCCCAAGTTGCTGTGCCCGTCTGTTCATTAATACCTGTGGTATTAACAGAGCCATCAGCATCTGCTACTAACCCATTCGTTCCACCATCATCTATCAGCGTATAGGTATTAGTGCTGAGTATGGTAGCTGGGGAAGCGTTTGCACTGGGGACTAGGTATGCGACAGTCATTACTTCCCGCCTTTACAATCACAGGTGTATGAGGGCCAAGTCTTGCAATCATGCTTCACTTCATTGAAGGGCCAAACAAATTTTTCATACAACGGAATCACGTCTGCCTGGTATTCAGGGCTTGCGATAACCGTATCCCAGTCCTGCCCGTACTGGCGCATTAAGCCGCACACCCAGACACGATCCGGCATGGTATTGGTTTCCAGATACTTGCATTGCTGCCCGTTAAACACGCAGCAAATCGACACTGAATTACCAGAACACATGGTCATCAGATTATCCTATTGGATCATCAGTGCCCGGACCCGCTATCAGTCCAAGTGACGTTGCATAATTGGTCAGTATCGAATAGACCGATTGAACATCAGTCTTGAAGTTCGCAGGCCAATCTGCAAAGTTACCCACCGCAAAAGAAGTGTTGATGACATTGCCATCAGCATCAAAAGATTGCACCTCAAAATGGACATAGATTCCATCAGTATCCACCTCCATACCTGTATCACCGACATTTCGCTTTTGAGGTACTTCAAATCTGAATCGCCAGATAGCCTGTTCGGTTATCGTTTTGACTTCTGGAGTGGTTAATGTTCTTGCCATGATTTACTCCTTATCAGGTCGCAAGGAAGCGTCCACCCATTGCTGAGTGGACACTTTGTGGAATTCAATCCCGCCGATCGGCATTACCTTACCCGTGCGTGATGGTAGCTGAGTTGATGGTCACCGTCTGGCCCGCAGTGATGGACAGCGAGTCCAGGATCACATCCGCAGCAGCCAAGCCAACCGTCAAACCGGTGACGATATTGGAAGCCGCGCCATCGGTGATCCTGGCTTCCGCTGCCGTACCAGTATTATCAGCATTGGTATCCGACTGAGGCATGGTGAACGTCAACACACCAGCAGCCGCGCCAGGTGCGACCGGGTTAGCGAGCGGAATGGTGGCGAGCACTTGAGCGAAACCGGTATCACCGATCTCAAGTTCAGCGGTCGCGCCTAATGCTGTAGTGACCGCATCAAGACGGGTGTTCTTCAAAGTTGCAATGTAAACAACAGACATTTTGTATTACTCCTGTATGTGATTTAAAAATTGATCAATCGTCATGCGTTCAAAACATTTAAGCGCGGTCGCTCTACTTAAATTCACAACCCGGACTCCGCGCTGTTCCAAGTCCTGTGCCGTCCTAGTCATGAGCCGTGGCCACGCTAAAATTCCACCAGCGTTTGCCATGTTGGTGCGCCTGCCATCACTTTCCATTTTTGGATGGTCGGCATGGAAGTGGGCCTTTGCTGCAGTGCGTTGTTGATCGAAGCCGAGTAGGGCGATGTTCTTTGCGCCCTGGTCTACCGCGTACTGGATCGCCATATGACCGGAATTTCCCCCGGTACGCGCCCAACCTTGCCCACGCCACATTTCAATGCCTGGCGCTTTGTGGGTGCGACTTACGCGCTTGCCTTTATACCAAGTTGCCTTTACCGCGTAATGCCGCCACCAAACCGAGTCGGCAGCGAACAGATAGCCAGCCCACGGTGCGAAGAACACAGCGCAGTTGACTGCGACCGCATCGACCTGGCCGCGCAATGCTTCAACGTCATCACGAATGAGTGACGGTCCACACGCAATAATAGCCCACCAGTTAGCCAATAGTCTTCTCCGCTTTCTTAAGTGCTTTCGCCACTGTTACATCCCACTGTTCAATCGCGCCGCGCATAAAGCCGTCGTACGCTTCCCGGTATTTTGCGTAATGGGCGGTCCAGCCAATGTATAAAGTTTCACCCCTGTATGGGTCCCACTTCAAAAGCGTAACCCCAACAGGTTCCCCCACATACTTGCCTATCGCAAATTTCTCTTTCCCTGGGTTGTCCGATTGACCGCTGGGGATATTCCCTACCGCTGCCAGGATGCTAGCTCGTAAGAACCCGGTGTCAACGCGCATCCTTCCATTCCCGCCCTCCAATGCACTTTGCAATATCGCTTCCGGGCTGGCATCGGATTTGATTGCCACACGTTGCGCTTTAGATACCGTCTCCTGGACTGATTCCCTGACAACTGCCCGAAACCGCGCTTCAACCTTCCGCGTGAATGCTTCCACTTGTTGACTAAATTTGTTCATTAATTCGTTGTGTTCCTTTTGCTATGAATAGCGCTTCGTAGTACCAGTCAAAGCTCTTTAATTTTTCAATAGGAACATGTTTCCTTAACATGTCCAATTGCTCTTGCGCGTCTGGCAAAATAGGCGGTCTGCAAAGTTGTTGAGCGTTTAAAAACACCTTGTCAATGTTATCTGGCTGTATCATTTCAAATTACCCACTATTACGTCAATCATTTCCGCGATTTCTGGACGGATTTTTACGAGTCCTTTTCTATCCATTGCCCAAAGAACAAAATGTTCTGCGAAAAATTCTTCAGAATTCGTTTCTCCATAAACTGTGAGAGATTTCATTCCGGAACCAGTAAAATCAAGATATTTGCGTGGGACAGTCGCCTTGAAATGAATCTGATGCCCTAGTTCATGTAACCACGCAGACAGGGGCGTATATCCTCCCGCGTTGTCTTGTTTGAAATTAAAGTTTCTCTTGACATCGCGTAAAGTTTGGGCAAGACCCTCAATGATCGATCCTTTAGATTGAACTATTATGAAATCCCAGCCTGGATCGGTTAACCCTCCAACATTTTTTGGAATGTCAAGAAGTTCCATTCGCAAAGGAGAATTGTTCAAATATTTTTCTGCCCACGAGACGACTTGTTTTGTATTTTCTTCAATTGATTTTATTTCGTCGAAAAATACAGTCCCAATTTTTCTTTGAGAAACGAAATCTGAAATAGTAGCCAATCGTTCTTTCACTCCTGGTATTTCTCCGAGAGCGTCAAAGATTTGATCCACTGTCTCTGAACTGGTGCTGCCAAGTCTAAACGCAGGCACGTACGCAGATGCCTGTTCAGCAGTTGCGGGCACTTCAACCGCGAAGAAGTCAATCTTGTTTTCGATGTAGCAGCGGCAATTGATAACCTCACTGGCCTCGTCACTGTCGCCAGGGTACTGTAGCGAGAATTTTGTCACAGGGTTAGTGAATGCTTCACCCAGCTTCTTCACTTCACCACTCATTGCCAGGTGCCCAGGACGTTCGTTCTTACTAAAACTATGTCGCCATATTTTCGTGATGGCGTTTGCTGGCGCTAAACCTTCATCAACCACCTGGTGCATCGCGGCATCATTCGCGGCATTGATCGCCTTCAGCGTTTCTGTGCGCGCAATGTTATCGCCGCGGTGCTTGAGCATGCGATTCTCATAACGCTGAACGATCCGGTTGCGCACAGCTTCCGGTAACGGCACGCCACTGTCAAATGACTTGCGAACCATTTTATCAAAACGCTTATCCCTCAAAGCACGATCAAAATAGCGCTCATTGAATTCAACCAGGTCGTCAGCCATATTCAAAACATAATCGGCCTGTTGCCCTGTCAGCCCAATCACACCGCCAGAACGTTTGCCATTCTCGCCGATGCGCCCAATGATGTCCAGCGCCGTGGTGCGCGGATTTATACCTTGCGCCATGCTGTTTTGTAGCATTACCTGAATCGCTTCGCGCTGGCCAGCAAACAAACTTCCTCTATCATCACCGGTGATTAACTGGGACGAAATATTCCGCAGCCAGGCTTCAGCGCGGGGATTGGTGATGCTGAATTCCATCCCAATGTTCTTTGGAATTGTCGCGCCAACATAGAAAGCACCGCTTTGCACATAAGCACTGCGAATTGTCTCTGTTAGATTCGTCCACATCCCATCACGCATTCCTGCCGCGGCCCAAATGGCGTTTTCATCGCCAGATATAATAGCCGCGATCATTGCTTCTATACTTGCCCGACCTTGGGCAGTCTTCATCGCTTTCTCGAATGCCTGCTTGACTGGCCCCTCCAGCCGTTTTAGCAAAGCATCCATCTGTGAACGGGTTACAGGCATCAGGGCACATCGGATTTCATCGTGTCAACCCGGAACGTGGCGCGATACATCTTCACCCGTTCTTTGCCGTGCCCCATGTAATAATAATGCCCCATGTGCGCAATCTGGTGACCAATCATCTGGCCATCCTCGGTGAACAAAACACCTTCTCCATTTATATTGCGCACTTTCAATTCCACCCGTGTCACATCCTCAACTTCGATCGGTTCCAACGCGTCATTCATTTCACTTTCTCGCGTGCACTTTCCACAGCATTATAATGGGGCCAGGCCGCAATGGGTCAACCCGAATCACTTCATAAGTTACGCCATCAACGTGTATCTGGTTGACCAAAATTGGATCAATCGTCACGCCTTTTGTGCTAACCAAAAACAGCACGTCATCCTTCTCAACTAGCGTGCCGTTATTGTTGTCTTTCGTAAATCGCGTTTGCACAACATCTACCGGCACTGTTGCGGAAGCGGCAGTCTGCGGGTCGTACGCTGGCCCAGTCTTAACACCTGGCGATATCAACCATGCATCACCCAGGATTTTCCCAAAGTCAGCAATCAGCGGCTCCACCACCCCAAGCTTCAGTCCTGTGTAATCAAACGCCATTTCAAGCTACCCACGGCCATGGGACTTTCAATCCATCCGGTAAGGTTGCGATACATTTTAGAATGTCGCTGATCGACGTTATCACCGGACGCAACGCATCAATGTCAGAGCTAGTCGGTTCTGCATAAGTGACAGCAATCACGTCCACCTTGACACTCGTCTGGCGTTTGCCGGGGTCGATAGTTGGCTCCAGTATGCCCGGACTTGAAAGTTCCGCGAGAGCGGCTAAGAATGTTGCCTGTTTTACCTCGATCGGAATCTCGTCGTCCGGGATACTGTCACCATTACAATCAATCACACCTAAACGCGGCCAGGCCAGTCCTTGAAGACCGCGGCCGCAAGCCATCGTACCATCCCACTCCGGATAGCTTGACAACCACCGGCTTGCACGAAGGATCGCGCTGTCGGTGGTTTCATCATAGCCCACTATGGTGGCAGGATAATAGTCCACCGCATATTCAATCAGCTCATCGCGCGTAACAAACGCATTTGCTGTCGGAACACAGGTGCCGTCTTCAACAATTAGGCTCATCATTCATACTCGGCTGAAATTGATTCTGCTTCGTCCTTGCGGACATTGCGATCCGTCACTTTAAAGCCATTCACGTAAACTTGATACCAACCGCCACCAGATTGCGAAATCTCAACGCCTTGACCTGTTACGCCTTCCGGCAAAACCTCCTCAACACGCTTATCGCGTTCCACAGCAACCCGTATACCCGGCCTGACTTTCGGCTGCGGCTTCGGAACTTCAACCACACCCACTTCGTCAGACAGTACCAGCACACCCGCTTCCAGCCAGCGAGAAACTGTCCTGTTCCGACGAAAACTTTCCAGCTGTTGGCTATCAACCGAAGCCGATTGTCCAGGATCCAAAATTAGGGCAGGACGACCCGGAACCCCGAGTCGCCGCCTGCCCTTGTTGGTGATTACTTTCATGTCATTTACTCCTGATGCTAAATGCCGTCGACGTAGGAGACTTCACTCGGCAAGCGGATGTCAAGCCCACCCAGACGCATCACACCGGGGATTTCCCAACGCAATGGACCGGCCTGCCAAACGGGCAAGAAGCGGTGCGGCATTGGCATGTGCAGCTTCAGCACTTCCGGGTTGCGACGATAAGCCACCATACGTGCCGTGGCACTGACACCAGCGGTATCAAGCTTACGAGTCGCACGAATGACCAATGGCGAACCCGTTTGCGCGGTGTACACATTGTTGCGCCGGATGAACTCAAGAATGGTCATATTGGTGTCGGTCAAGCGCCGGGAAGCCAGGTAGTTCCATTTGCTGTACGGCAGCAACAGAGTGTCAGCCAGGACAATGTTATTAGTCGCCGTTTGCACATTGGTCAGTGCGTCGTTGACGTCCTCAATCACTTCGTCCGGAGTGGTCACACCGCCGTTCCAATCGCCGGTTGTTGCGCCAGTAGCGGTAACAGCAGAATGATCAAACAGACCTTCAATGCCTTTGGTCGTGTCACCTTCAAGAGCGATTCGTTCAATCATCTCTTCAGAAGCACGACGGGCAGCGTTGGCCTTATCATTAGCCAGACCAATACCCAGCATTTGAGCCTGGTTGATTTCTTCCCAGCCGTAACCATAGCCAATACCCGCTGTCCAAACCGCGGTTTCAAACTGAGTCATCTCAGTATCGGCCATCGGAATGTCGTCAGCGTTGCCGTTCAACCAGCGAGCCGCGCCAGCTTTGTCAGACGAGAAGTAAGTCACCGTCTTTGCAAACGGGTGAGCGGAAGTGTCGACAGGAATCAAAGCGGGATACTGAATATCCGCATACTTGATAGCGTAAACACTGGATTCAACATGCGCGGTTTGTGAAATTACGAAACCGAGTGCAGCTTGTGCGTCAAAAGTTCTCATGTATTCTCTCCTTAGCCCAGACGCAGTTGCGCAAGATTGCCGGTGGTTGCCGTGGTATCCCACCGCGCACCTTCCACTAACGGGCTAGAACCCGTTCCCAATGCGCCGTCTGCCAGCGCTACAACAGGATCACCCGCCGCAACACCGCCAGAATTTGCCACCCAAATCACACCTTTCGTGATGATGCGGGCTTCAGCCTGGTATTCAAACGTATCTGGCGCTGTCGGATCAACCGACTGATCGCGCACGGTAACACCGAGGAACGCGCTGGCGTCGCTGACCACGCAACCCATGTCTTCAGTGCCCTGCATAACCGCAAGGCCGAAGTCTATTCCGCCGGAATCTTCCACGGTGCGTGAAATGATAACCTTCGGCTCCAAATTAGCGAGTGCACCTTTATAAGCTGCGCCAATATTGTCAGCATAAGTGCTTTGTAAAGTAGGCATTACGCCACCTCCTTCGTCTGTTTCCAGGCATTCTCAAGGTTCTGAACCAGGCCTGCGTGCGCCTGATCAACCGTTGTCGTCCTGTTTGCGTCACCGGTGCGAAGAACTTTGCGCACTGGATCCTGGTTTGCATCTTCAGCCAGGATATCAAACCGAGCCGTGATGTACTCTTCCGACTTCCCATCAACCGCTGCTTGCCCAAGTTGAGCAACAACCGCGGCTTTGCGAATGTCATTGGCGGCCATGCCGGTGTAATCCTTATCAGCAACCTGTTTGGCTACTGAAATCAGATCAGCCCGTTCCTTGACCATCTTGTCCAAGTTTGCATCTGAAAGCACTTTGCCCTTCAGCAGATCAATCTCGGCATCTTTTGTTGCAAGTTCCTTGTCCTTGGCGGCAAGGGTTGCAGCATGAGCAACCGCTGAATCTTCTGCTACCTTACGTGTGTCGACCAATTCCTTATTGAGCTTGAAAATGGCCTGCACACCGGCATCAGTAGTTTCAACGGAAAGCCCGTCCACCGTAATCGTGGTCAGCTTCACATCCATACTTCTGTCCTCTAGTTTAGTGTCTCCCAGTCTCAATTGAGAACCACCCCTAGCGCGGGAAACAAGCGCTAGATGGTTCATACGTAAATTCGTTTGCACGGCATCGTACTTCTGGCCGTCATCAGTGACCCCATCAGCAATCTTGAGGTCCATTGTGTAACCCATTGACAATTCACGCCGCCCATTCTTCCATTCTGAAATAGCGTCAGCGTCCAGCAACATTAGCGGCACCCGGACAAAATCGCCATCCCGCACAACTTCGTCGCCGGTCTGCCCTTTGGCGTATTGTTTCCAGTTCGACGCATCAACCATCACGCCAGGGTGATCAACCGTAACAGGTCGATGCGCGTAGGACGCCATTGCGTCTTTGGAGAAGACTTCTTCCGGTGGCCTGTAGACCCGGATCACTTTGTCGGGATCACCGTCCATCCCCAACTCAGCCGCGGTGTATAACTGGACGCCCGTGCGTGCGACAGAAGCTTCCGCCACCACATAGCCGTCCTTGGTCCACCTGGCACGAGAGGCATCAACGGTAACAGCGTCAAACATCATCATCGCGCTGTCGCCACCCGGATAACGATAGCCAAGTGCTCTACGTTCACCTCCCACAGGCTTAATTCCTAGCGCTTTGAGTTCGCCTCCCGCCTCTTTATATCCAAGTGCTCTTTGCCGACCACCAAACGATTTCATCCAATAGCTGAGAACCTCACGAGCCTGGTTCTTGTTCAATTCAGGATAGGCTTGCCGAAGGTATTCCCCCGCGCCAAACATGTTTATTTGCCCTGACTCACGAATTGAATTCAGCCACCTGAGATGTTCCTCTTTGACGCTGGCAGGTCTGTCAGGATCACCGGAAGAACCGCCTTCACTCGTCCACTGGCCGCCATCGGGATCGCCTTTGGGAGCACGGGGTTGGTTGGGGTTGTACTCATCAACGGTTGAGCTGTCGCCATATGATGCCTTTATTTGGTCAATGCTTTTCCGGTATTCATTAATTGTCTTTGTGATATCAGGATTTTTGGCGAATGCATTTACAGCGACCAGAGCTTCGATCTGTTGGCGGATGGCCTGAATATCTAATTTTTGTTTTTCTGTAGGTTTACCGATCGGTTTCTCAGAAGAACCACTACCACCTTCACTCGTCCACTGGCCGCCGTCCGGATCCCCTTTGGGAGCACGGGGTTGGTTGGGGTTGTACTCGTCAACGGTTGAGCTGTCGCCATACTTCCGGCCGTTCTTCACGATCCATGCTGTCGCCTTCGCTTCTGAAAAGGGAAGTGTGAAAGTTGTGGAACGCCGGTTGTCCCGGTTGTTCAGGTACAGTCCGCGTTTCCCAAAGCGGTCGCCGCTCAACTCTATAATCTTGGCAGATGTATTGTACATCTTCGCTCTCTTTTTCAAGACAGCGCTAATCTCCGTGCTGCCTTCCCCTTTCTCACCACCAGCGCCCGACTTCGTCCACTTCCCACCGTCGGGATCGCCTTTAGACTTGCGCGGCTGGTTGGGGTCGTACTCGTCAACGATGGCGCTGTCGCCCCAACTGATCTTTCCCGTCTTTGTTGAATTCCAAACAAACCACGCTTTATACTCAGCGTCGCCTCTGGAGTCTTCACGGTGGAGACCGCTGTACTCACCATACTTCGGGCTTATGATTTTGACACGGTACAGTCCACGGTTATCAGCCTTCCAGCTTTCTACCGTAACTTTCTCACCGTTGTCGTCGTCCCGAAATTTGCTTGTCTTGAACGTGGTCTTTTTTAACTCCGCTTCCTGTTTTTCACTAGCAGCCTTGTATTCTTCTTGGCTGTAAAACACGCCCGGCAAACCTGGAACCACGAACCCACCTTCACGTTTTGACCCGCCACCTTCACTCGTCCACTTCCCGCCGTCTGGGTCACCTTTCGGAGCACGCGGCTGGTTGGGGTCGTACTCGTCAACGATGGCGTGACGCACCTTGTTAATTTCCACTGTCTTTCTCCTTAGGCTGTGGCGCTGTCGACTTCAGCGCAATGTCATGTTCCTTTGCCGCAGCAGATTCAGCTTCCGCGACAGCCGCTTTCTCTTCAGCAACTTCTTCCAACATAGCGGCATCAATATCAAACGCCGGGAACACGCCGCGTTCCACCAACAGGTTTGCAGCGGCTTCACCCAACTCGGCTTCCGGGAATATTCCCGCGGCAACCAGCGCCCCAATAGTGTCTGCGGTTTCTTTACTGATCCTTGATTGCTGCTCATCACTCATCTGCCATAAGGAAGCCCATTCATACCAGATGTCTTCCGGCCGGTCACCCAGCGCAGAGCGTATCAGCGCCTCGTCAAGATTGAACAGCGCCGGGGTCATTCCAAGTGCTTGCTTGCTAGCGACAGAATCGTAATAGTTTTTGAGATCACCTTCCCCGGTTGCGTTCAAGCCGCCAGGCGATTGTCCCAAGAAGCGTGTGATGGGAATATCGGCTGCGCCTGATACAGCTTGCATGGCTTGTGAATTGATGTCTGTCAGGCCTGAGAAGGTGAAGCTCTTTTGTTCGTATTTTTCTTCACCGTCGATAATCAGCATTCCGTTGTTGCCTTTGAGTTGGGCACTCAACGCAACGCGCTGCTCTAACAATTCCCGGTGCCGTGGGTTCGCCATCAAAGCCGCCAGGTTCGGAATCTGTAGAACGTCAATTTTGGATTCATAGACGAGTGAAGCGATATTGGACGCTGTTGAATCGGCATTGCGCAAAGCCTCATAAACGGATTGCAAGACGCTGTCGCCCCAACCTTGATAACGCCCAATCATCTCTTCTGGCGTGAGAACTTCGTTGCCAACAAAAATGGCAAGCCGCGAAGGGTGAATTCGCACAGTGCCCTGACCTGTGCTACTCACTTCATAATATTGCGGCTTGCCGTAGCCTTCTGCCATCGGATCAAGCTCAATCTGCCCCGGCACCAAAATGCTGCGCGACAGCACGGTGGCAAAGGCCAAAGAGCCTTTCTTGATCGTCTCAAGTACAAGCTGCTTCTCAGGGTCGTCCCCCGTTATACTGAAATAAATCCCAGACCCCCCAAACAGTCTGGCTTGTTGTAGCGCCAGTTTGACCTTCTGTGGCACCAACAAACGTTTCTCTTCTTCTTCAATTTCCTCGATCTGGTCTTCTTCAGCTTGCCAATTCCGCCACTTGCGTGTGGCGTCTTCAGCCGGGATGTCAACGACCTTGCGGCCCATCCAGGAAGTGCGATAGATAACAGACCACTGCTGATCGGTCAGCGTAAGAAGCGCATATTCCCCACCGACCTGTTTGTCACGATCCGTACCAAGCCCTGCAACAAAGTTTTTGAATGAGTCGACGGTTAGCTTCAAAACGTTATCCATTGATAAAAGCCTCTAAATCGTAACCACTTGTGATCGGCCAATAATCCATCATCACCGCATCAGCCAAGTTGGGAGACCGAGTGCCAGGCGGTGTTTTGTCGATCAACAGTTTAAGCCTTGCGCCTTTGCTGGCTGTAACCTGACACAATTCCTTCTCCAGTTGCCAAAGCCTTTTGAGCCGAGAGTCAATGCTTATAAGTGAATCCGGTTCATACGTTGCGCCTTCATTCACTGCACGCCAGGTACGATAGAATCTGTTGCGCAATTCCCACCAGCCTTGTGCCTTCAGGTTCGTATAAAAGTCCTCATTCGTTGGGCTGTCCGCATCATACTCAATCACCCGACCCTTTGGTTTCAATACCTTGCCGCCTGCATTCCAAGGAATCAATCGAACGCCTCTTGGCAACCGGCCGGCATCTTCAAGGTTATTGACTTCACCTTTGACGCCTGCACCAACACCGATACAATCGTACTGAAGTTCAATTTTACCCCTGTTAGCGACATTAGCAATAGCTCTTCTGGCGGTCTGTGCCGGATCACGCGCACCCCATTCATCAAGTTCACGTAATATCACACCTTGACGCTGGGACTGTGCATTTGTATCGCCGCCGGTGTCTGCAACATCCAATGCCGACGACCATGGCCCGGTCTCCTGGAGACCCAACTTGATATGAGCGTCAATCGAAGCCTGCACCCATTCCCGTTGAATCAGAACACCTTCTACCGCAGCACTATAATTGCGCTCAACCTCTTGTGCAAATAAGTGCAACAGACCGTCGTCTTCTGCCCGTTTCTTTCGGGTATCGTACCAGGCTTGATTCTTTTCCGGATGGTCGCGCCAATCCAAGACAAACACCTGTGTGCGACCTGGTTCAATCTTGCCGTGCCAGTCGGCCCCGACTTCACGTTTGCGATGGAAAACATTCCCAAGCCCGTTCACCGAGGACAGGTCTATCTGAACACGTGTGTTATCGGACAGTGAGGCTTCAATTTTCTCGGGACGTTCGTAATGGGCACTTTCATCTTTAAAATAAATCAACTTACGCCCGCCGCGGCCGATGTTGTCGCCCGCTTCGCCAGTGATGGTCGCGCCGGTTTCCGGGTTGACAAACTTCATATAAGACATGTGTTCGTTTATCTTGAACCCAACCGGCCAAAAGAAACTCGGAAGTGCCATTATCAACATTCTCATCTTCTCAAAGATGCTGTCTGGATCCCCCAATTTATCAATCAGGATTTCCTTGCGTGAACCCCAGCCCACGGCAGCACCCGGCCAGAATAACCACAGCCACACCGAAAAGGCAGAACACACCCAAGTCGCGCCCATATCACGAGACTTCTCAATCAGACCTGGTTCTTCAGCGCGTAAACAGGCAAACAGAAAATCAACCAGCTCTTCCTGGCGCTTAAACAACACAAATGGTCCTTTTGCCATCCC